ATCCGCATTTATTGCCGGCCAAAATATTATAATTGAAGCCAATGGTAGAATTAGTGCAAACGTAAGTCTTGAATTTGCAAATCTTAATGCAACTATTGCCAATATAACTACAAATAATGTAGCTGAAGGCAATCAAAATTTATATTTTACCAATGGCAGAGTTATAACTGCAGTTACTTCCTTTCTAACAACTGCCAATGTAACGGAATCCGATTCGAATCTTTACTATACTAACGCCAGAGTGTTATCTGCATTAACGGGCAATCTTGTAGTAGGTAATCTAGTTACCGGCACTTCTGTATCCAATAGCTATGTTACTGCGGGCAATGTTAATGCAGGCAATATAATAGCAAACGGCGCTTTCTTTGGTTCCGGTGTGGGTGGATCTTTAACAGGTGCGAATTTATTATCCGCTACTTTTATTGAGGGTAATTCTTGGTTAGGACTTTATACAGCCAATGTAATAGAATCAAGTAGCGCATTATACTACACAAATACGAGAGTAAATTCTTTTGTACAACCATACCTAACAACTGCCAATGTAACAGAATTAAATAATCTTTACTACACTAATGCTCGCGTTATATCTGCAGTTCTTCCATATTTAACAACATCCAATGTATCAGAAGGTAGTAACCTATATTATACCAATGCTCGTGTTATATCCGCAGTACTTCCATATTTAACAACATCTAATGTATCAGAAGGTTCAAATCTTTACTATACTAATGCTCGTGTTATATCTGCAGTTCTTCCGTATTTAACAACATCAAATGTTGCAGAAGGTTCAAATCTTTATTATACCAATACTAGAGTAAGATCTGCTTTAAGTGGAGGAACAGGTGTAAGTTATGATTCTGATACAGGTGCAATATCAATTGGCCAGAATGTAGCAGCAACTGCTGACGTAACATTCCAAAATGTTAGTATTACAAACAACTTAACAATATATGGTGGTGTAACTACATACGGTGCAAATAATATATCCGTTTCGGATAATATGATTTACTTGAATTCGAATTCTACTGTTTCGAATCCTGATATTGGTTTTGCATTTAATTATAACGATGGCGTATATCGTCATGGTGGTTTCTTCAGAGACGCATCCGATAACGGCACATTCAAAGTATTTGATAATTATTCTCCAGAACCTGATGCTAATATTTTTATTGATACATCAGACGCATCATTTAGATTAGCTAACATTGCAGCAACGACATTCTTTGGCAATGTAACAGGTACTGTAGGTACTTTAAGTAACTTTACTACTGCTAATTTAGCTGAAGGTATTAATTTATACTATACTAATGTGCGTGTTAATAGTAATGTTATTGCGTTCTTACCTAGCTTAGCTGGTCAAAATATTACCATTGCTGCTAATGGTCAAATTAATGCTAATACACAAACTATAGCTCTTGGAGCAGTATCTCAATTCCTTACAACTGCCAATGTAACGGAATCTAATTCTAATCTATATTACACTAATGCAAGAGTATTATCAGCGTTAACTGACAATGTTACAATTGGTAATTTAGTTACAGGCACTTCCGTATCTAATAGTTATGTTACCGCGGGTAATGTTAATGCAGGTAATGTTATAGCATCTGGTACTGCAGTTTTTGGTTCAGGTAGCGGCGGTTCCATAGCAGGTGCAAACTTAATATCTGCAAATAACATACAGAGTATTAATTGGTTAGGATTATATACATCTAACGTAATTGAAGGCATAAATCAATACTTTACAAACGCTAGAGTATTTGCAAATGTAATTGGTTTCCTACCGGCATTGGCTGGCTCTGGTATACAAATTCAAGCCAATGGTCAAATTAATGCAAATGCACAAACTTTATCCATAGCAACGCTTGCTCCTTTCTTAACTACTTCAAATGTTGCTGAAGGTTCTAATCTTTATTATACTAATGCGCGTGTTCTGTCAGCTTTAACAGGCAATCTTGTTGTAGGTAATATTACCGCAGGCAATATAATAACAACCGGCACAGCGGTATTTGGTTCAGGCGCCGGTGGATCCATAGTTGGTGCTAATTTAGTATCAGCCACTAATATACAAGCCAATAGTTGGTTAGGATTATATTCTGCAAATGTAATAGAATCCAATTCTAATCTTTATTATACCAATGCTCGTGTTATATCAGTATTAACACCGTATTTAACAACATCCAATGTATCAGAAGGTTCAAATCTTTACTACACTAATGCTCGTGTTATATCCGCAGTACTTCCATATTTAACAACGTCAAATGTATCAGAAGGTTCAAATCTTTACTATACTAATGCAAGAGTATTATCAGCTTTAACAGGTAATGTTACAATAGGTAACCTTACAGTAAATACTTCCACCGCAAATAGTTACGCTACCGCAGGAAATATTAATGCTGGGAATGTACTAGCAACCGGATTAGTATTAGGATCAGCAATAGGCGGTTCTTTAACAGGTGCAAATTTAGTATCAACTACTAATATACAAGCCAATAGTTGGTTAGGATTATATTCAGCAAATGTAATTGAATCCAATACCGCATTATTTTATACAAATACCCGCGTTAATAGTAATGTTATTGCTTTCTTACCTAGCTTAGCTGGTCAAAATATTACCATTGCTGCTAATGGTCAAATTAATGCAACTACGCAAACAGTATCCCTTGGTGCATTAACGCCATTCTTAACAACTGCTAATGTAACGGAATCCAATTCTAATTTATACTATACTAATGCACGTGTTCTGTCAGCGTTGACAGGTAATCTTGTAGTAGGTAATTTAGTTACACGTACTTTAGCATCAGGCAACATAACAGCAAATTCATTAGTTATCAATGGCGTAGAAGTATTTAGTTCTGAACAAGGCGCAAATATAACAGTAACAAGAATTACTGCTAATATTTGGAATGGATTATATACTGCTAATGTAATTGAATCCGCATCCAATCTTTACTATACTAATGCACGTGTTCTGTCAGCGTTAACAGGTAATATTACCATAGGTAATCTTGTTACAGGTACATCTGTATCCAATAGTTATGTTACTGCGGGCAATGTTAATGCAGGTAATGTTATAGCAACAACATTGGTGTTGGGATCTGCTACAGGTGGTTCTGTAACAGGCGCAAATTTATTATCCGCCAATAACATACAGGGTATTAATTGGATAGGTCTATATTCTGCAAATGTAATCGAAAATACAAACCTATACTTTACAAACGCCAGAGTATTTGCCAATGTAATCGCATTATTACCTACATTAGCTGGTTCAGGTATACAAATTCAAGCCAATGGGCAAATTAGTGCTAACATCTCCGGTACTTCGATAACAAGTACCTCAAATGTATCAGAAGGTTCTAATCTTTACTATACTAATGCTCGTGTTCTGTCAGCGTTAACCGGCAATGTTACCATTGGTAATCTAGTCACCGGCACTTCTGTATCCAATAGTTATGTTACCGCAGGTAATGTTAATGCAAGTAATGTTAATGCAAGTAATGTTATAGCAACAACATTGGTGTTGGGATCAGCAACGGGTGGTTCTGTAACAGGTGCGAATTTATTATCTGCTAATAACATACAAGGTATTAATTGGTTAGGGGTATATACTGCTAACGTAATTGAAACAGCAGGTAATTTATATTTTACTAATGCTAGAGTAGTATCTGCTTTATCTACAGATGCAACTATCGTAATTGAGGCAAACGGTCAGATCAGATCTAATACTTCAGCAGGTGCAGTATCATTGGCTGGACTTACAACTGCTAATTTAGCTGAAGGTGGTGCAAACCTATATTTCTCAAATGCAAGGGTGTTATCTGCGGTCATTCCATACTTAACTACTTCAAATGTAGCAGAAGGATCAAATCTTTATTACACAAATGCAAGAGTAAGATCTGCATTGAGTAGTGGTACAGGAGTAAGTTATAATCAAGATACTGGACAAATATCAATTGGTCAAGATATTGGTACTAGTAATAATGTAACATTTGCAAATCTTACGGTTAGTGGAGATTTAGTAGTTCAAGGCAATACAGTTACGTTAAATGCCACAACTGTAAATATTGAAGATAAAAATTTATTGTTGGCAAATGGTGCAATAAATGCAGCAGCAGCTGACGGTGCAGGTATAACCATAGATGGCGCAAACGCTACTATTACTTACGTCAATGCCACAGATAGTTGGAATTTAAATAAAGATATAATTGTTACTAGTAACGTAACTGCAAATATATTTACTGGCAATCTTGTAGGCAATGCAACAGGCACCGCAGGAACCTTAAGTAATTTTACGACTGCTAATCTAGCAGAAGGTGGGGCAAACCTATACTTCTCAAATGCAAGAGTATTTGCTAATGTAGCGCAAATGAGTATCAATGTTTTTGCAGACGTTGATATCACAGGAATACAAACGGGGTATTCATTAACATGGAATGGTAATGCGTTCGTTCCTACAGCTGTAGAGTCGGCAGTTGCAAATGTGGCATACACTGCCAATATTGCTAACACAGTATTATCATTAAGTAACTTTACTACTGCTAATGTTGCAGAAGGTTCGAATCTTTATTATACTAACACAAGAGTAAGAACAGCATTTACAGCAGGCAAAGGCATTTCTATTCTAAGTGATGGTACAATTAAAAGCACTGCTTCAGGTGGTGATTATAATATTAGTTTAACAGGCGCAACAGCATACACTGTGTCTAATATTATGGCAGGTGTATCATTTACAGGTAGTGCAAATGATAGATATATTATTAGATCTATACAAGTTACAAATATATCTGATAGTAATCTTGCGTATGTTTCTGCTAACGTGATATATTCTAATGGTAATACTGCTTATCTTGGTAATTTAATTACAGTTCCGTTAGGTGGTTTTGTAGAATTTATTAGCAGAACACAAGTCCTGCAATCTGGTGATTCATTATACTTACAAGGATTTGATAATAACTTTACACCGACAAGTAATATTTTATCCGCATATTTAACTTATGAAAGTATTTCTAATGATCTCTCATATGTTGGCACAGGACAAACACTATCAAATGCAAATGCAAATATATTAATAGCAACTGCAGATTTTACAGATTTTATTATAGAAAGTATAAAATTTGTTAATTTAAAACCAACTAATATTCCAATTCAATTGTATGTTGCAAATGCAACGACAGCTGTACCTAAAGCATATTTTGCTTATAATACACAAGTTCCCGCAGGATCTTCTCTTGAAATATTACAGTCACCTAAAGTATTAAAAACGAATGAAGCGTTATATGCGAGATATGCAAATTCAAGTAATGCTGATTCCATAGCAGTATTTACATCTTATAGAAAAGCAGAACAAACCAGCGCAAGCTTTACAACACTTTCAGTATCAGCTGCAAATACTGCAGTAATTACATTTATAACTACAGTAGAAGAAAATACTGTACTATATTACACAATAGAATAAAGATATGTCAATTTTAGCAAGTAATTTCGTAGCAAATTCCCTTCAAGGCACAGTCACAGTAATCGGAGGCGTTGCCAATGTTTTTTTACCTTTATCCGCTTTTGCGTTTGAAGGCACAAAAACATTTGTGGTTAAACTTCGCAAAGAAGGGTTTACCGGCACAGTTATTGCCTCATCAGATACTATTACTATTCCCGACACAACAGGCATTGTTAGTTTCACAGCCAATGTAATTACAGCAGCAGAAGGTAACGTAATATTATATACATTAACAACATCTAATGTTGTAAACGGCACCAATGTATATTATTCCACAAATTCTATATCTGCAGCTAACGTAGTTGTTAATGACTTTGTTGGTAGTAATATCGGAATGATTACTATTGCAAATAATATAGGAACAGTTAGTTTAGTTACAACTGCGGATATGACTTTTGATGAAACAGATGAAACCTTTACTGTAGAAATTAGAACAAATAATACTAACGGCAAGGTTGTTTTCACATCATCCAATGTATTACTTTATGACACATCTAATATTAAAGTCCTTCCCGTTATTAGTAATAATAGTGAAGTGCTTGAAGGAAATGCAATTGCCTTTACTATTACTATTGCTGCTAATTCACTAGATATACCGCTATACTACACTACTTCAGGAAATGCAACGGCTTCAAACTTCACTACAGCTAATACTGGTTCCATAACTTTTGCTAGTAATAGTAATACATTAATATTCACAACTGTTTCAAATATCCCTACATCAGAAATTCGAAACTTTAATTTACAAATAAGAACAGAGTCGATAAGTGGCAATGTTATTGCCACCAGTAATACGGTTTCGATTTTGGATACAACTTATGCTTATTATTCTGCTTCTGGCGGTAATCAAACCATATATGCTGCAGATGGATATAAATATCACGTATTCAACAGTAGTAATAACTTTACAATATTACACAATACCTCATCAGTTAATGGTTCAAATCTTGAAATGTTAATGGTTGGTGGCGGTGGCGGTGGCCGGGGTGGTGAAACTCAATTCCCCGGTAACTATTGGGTAGGCGGGGGCGGTGGCGCAGGAGGTGTTGCCCCAGTATCGTTATCAAGTACATCTTTAACAACCACAGATTATGCGATAGTTGTGGGTGGGGGCGGAACCGCATTAACTTCTGTGGCGACACCAACATCTGGCTCCAGTGGTTCAAATACTATATTTAGTAATACATATGTGGCATTGGGCGGAGGATGGGGAGGATCATCACAAACGCCCAGTTCCTTGAATATTCCTGGCGGGCGAGGTGGATCTGGAGGTGGTGCTGGCAGCGGATCCACCGGAGCACCCAATGACGGCCTGGGCGCAAATGCCTTGCAATCTAATAGTTTTACCGGGGGATACGGTAATCCGGGTGGCGAAAGTTTTGGCGGACCACCAACCCTTAAGGCATTCGGCGGCGGAGGGGGCGGCGCAGGCGGTGCCGGGTCTCCGGGCTCACCTACTGCATTTTTTGCAAATGGAGGAAGCGGAATTGGAATATTTTCTAATTGGGCAAATATCACAAGTACCGGTATATCTGGATATTATGCAGGTGGTGGCGGCGGCGGCGCAAGAGAACCTGCTTACATCGCACGAGGTTACGGTGGTATCGGGGGCGGGGGAAGCATCACGCAAGCCGGCAACGTAAATACAGGCGGTGGGGGTGGCGGCGCCGCTGGCCCTGGCGCCCCAGGAACCACTACACTAGCAGGCGGTGCCGGTGGTTCGGGTATTGCAATTATTAAATATCCATATTTTGGTGCATATGTAGCAAACGCATTTGCACATACGAGTACTATTAATGAAGGAGAGGATGTAAGATTCTATCTATCTGTTTTAAATGGAAACAATTTTACTCTATACTATTCTACAGATGGTAACGTAAATACCACAAACTTTATTGGCGGCAATACGGGATCATTTACATCGAACGCTACAAGTGCAACAATTACATTAAGTTCTAATACTAATTTAACAGGTACAGGGGTGTTTACATTGCAAATTAGAAAAGATTCACCTACAGGTATTGTAGTATTATCTGCGGGTAATGTAACTATTGTTGGAACACCATAAATATACAGTAATACAGTAACAGTATAAAGAGAAAAGATGTCAATAATTAATAACCGAGGTATATTTACTGCAGATACAGCCTATTTAAGACAAATAGGTAATGATTGGCCTACGGCCCAGGTTTTGTACACCTCAGATATTATTGAAGTTGCTGCTAATCTATACTTCTCAAATGCAAGAGTATTGGCCAATCTTGCAATTAGCAATGTTATAATTGGCAATTTGATAGTAAATGATTCTGTAGCAAACAGCTATACCACAACAGGTAATATAATTGCCGGCAATTTGATTGCAAATGGTTTAATAGTAAATACTTCTGTAGCAAACAGCTATACCACAACAGGTAATATAATTGCTGGTAATATAATTGCCGGTAATTTAGTTACAGGTACTTCTGTAGCAAACAGCTATACCACAACAGGTAATATAATTGCTGGTAATTTAGTTACAGGTACTTCAGTATCTAATAGCTATACCACAACAGGTAATATAATTGCTGGTAATATAATAGTAAATACTTCTAAGGCAAACAGCTATACCACAACAGGTAATATAATTGCCGGTAATATAATAGTAAATACTTCTGTAGCAAACAGCTATACCACAACAGGTAATATAATTGCCGGTAATTTAGTTACAGATACTTCTGTAGCAAACAGCTATACCACAACAGGTAATATAATTGCTGGTAATTTAGTTACAGGTACTTCAGTATCTAATAGCTATACCACAACAGGTAATATAATTGCCAGCAGCGTGATTGCCGGTAATGTGTTTGCAAATGCAATAATACTTAGAAGTGTTACAGTACTGGGTACAAGTATATACAGGCCATATATAGCTACATTCAAAGGCAATTCTCAAGTAACAACTTTGAATCTTCCTGTAACACCTGCAAATAATAATTATGTTACTGTTATTATTAATGGTATTACACAACTATCTAATGCATATACTCTAAGTGGTAATGTAATTACCCTAAGTGGTGCCCCTGCAACAAATGCGGATATAGATGTTAGAATAGTAGAAGTAGAACAAAACATAACTAAAGATTTTAACAGTAGAGTATTTTACGGTAATAGTGTGGCAAATACCACACTTATTAGTAGCAATTTTACAGATTCAAGTATTTTAGTATTTGAAAACGGCGTAGCTCAAGTTCCAGGAGTGGATTATTCTGTAAATAATGGATTGTTAAGATTTACAACTCCCCCAGGAACAGGTGTAATTGTAGAAATAAGAGAACTACCAACATTATTTAGCACAGGAACATATCTTGGTGGAAAAAATATTGAAATTCTGGCTAACGGACAAATAAATAGTAATATAACTGTTGGACAAAATTTAACAATTTCGGCCAACGGACAAATTAACGCAATTGTGCAGGAACAGATACATCCGTTTCTGTTATCTCTATTATAAGGAAAATTAAATGGCGTATTCATATAAAGTTTTAGGGCAGGCAATGTCGGGGGCAAATGCAAACGTGGATTTGTATACTGTTCCTGCAAGTACCAGCGCAATTATCTCTACTCTAAATGTATGTAATCAATCGCAATCAAATGTCACATTTAGAATAGCTATTAGACCAGCAGGTGTAACGGGCACATCTAAACATTACATTGTATTTGATTCACCTATTCCTGCACAAGATACTATTGCACTATCGCTAGGTATGTCTTTAGGTAATACTGATGTTATTACAGGATATTCACTTCAAGGCAACGTAAGTTTTGCAGTATTTGGTACGGAGATTACCTAATGGGATTTAAGTTAGGTTCTGCTAGAAAAGGTTCTTCGTCTAGATTAAACTTTCAAGCTAATATTCGTTCACCTACCCTCCCTGTCCTTACCACAGTATCATTTTTACTTGTAGGTGGCGGGGGTGGTGGTGGGCAAGCTGGTCAAAACATCGGCGGAGGCGGCGGCGGCGGAGGCGGCGGTGTCGTGCTCGGCAATGTAGATTTGTATTCTGGCACTGTTCTTAGTTTCGTGTGGGGTGGTGGTGGCGCGGGTGGCGCTGCAGGTCTCGCAGTGCACGTAGCTGGGATTACCGGGTCAAATACGACCCTAAGCTCTCCCTCAATTATTACAGTAACTGCCTTAGGTGGAGGCGGCGGTGCACCTGGGCAAAATTTTCCTTTCCCCGACATTACCACAATGTACGGAAAACCCGGAGGGTCGGGTGGCGGTGGGTATGTTGGTGGCACAGGGAGGCAACCAACACTAAATTTTGCCAATCCTTTAGTTTCTTCTCAATATGGTAGTAATGGTGGTACCAATCAAATTAATTCTTTTGGTGCAGGAGGTGGGGGCGCCGGCGGAGTGGGCATTGCTTCTCCTACGGTTAATACTGGAGGTGGAACATTTTTAACTATTCCTTCATTTTCTGCAAATGTTGCTGGAGGTGGTAATACATCTCCAACGTCCCACCCAGTAACTTCAAACGGGGCAAACGGTATACCTGGCGGGTATGGAGGTCAAGCTGCCGCTGGATCTTCTCCAGGAACAACGGGTACTGCAGGTAATGGTGGTGGTGGATTGATTGCTTTAATGGTACCAACTCCAAGTTATCCCGGAACTGCGCCTGGTGCCACAGTTACAACTCCTGCAGCTGCTCCAGGAAAAACAGTATTAACATATACTTCTAGTGGATCTTATACGGTATAAAAAAATGTCAAAATTAAAAGTATCAGAATTACAAAGAGCAACATCTATTAATCTTACAGATTTGATGTATGTTGTTCAATCAAATACCAGTAAGGCAGTTACTGCACAAGACTTACTGGGTAATATCAACGGCAATGTTAGAGTTACTGGTAGTATTACAGCTAATACTATTATAGCACCAAGTTATAATTCTTCTCAAGCCAATGCACTTACTGTATCCAATGGCACAATCATCTTCAATTCACAAACAAATAAATTGCAAGTTTATGCATCAGGCGGTTGGATAAACCTACACTAGTATGTCAAACGAATATATCGTCAGTTTAAAACGTGACGTGGATTATAATTTATTTTGGTCACAGATGGAGTCCGAGACAGATGGACTCCTTTTTGTGCCTAATAGGCGTGTAGATATAGTAAACAACAGAGATGGCAGTTTGCGTAGCTGCCATTACTCACTTACAGATGAAGAAGCTGACACATTAAAGAATGACGATAGAGTCTATTCTGTAGAGATTCCTCCAGAACAAAGAACAGATATACAAATTGGTATTAGAGCAAGGCAAACGGGTAGTTTTAATAAACCAGTTACATCCAATGGTGCAAATGTAAATTGGGGCCTAGTCCGTGTAAGTAATAATAACAATGTATTTGGTTCAAATTTAACATCATCTGTTTCATACTATGATTATTTTCTAGATGGTACAGGCGTGGATGTTGTTATACAAGATAGCGGATTAGAAGTGGCACATCCTGAGTTTACAGATGCCAAAGGCAATTCCCGTGTACAACAAATAGATTGGTATACCGCCAGTGGATTAGACGGTACACAAAATGCAAACCATTACAGAGATTATGATGGTCACGGAACTCATGTTGCGGGCATTGTTGCAGGTAAAACTTTTGGTTGGGCAAAGAATGCAAATGTTTTTTCCATAAAAGTATCAGGGCTTGAAGGTTCGGGCGATTCGGGTACAGGTATATCCATTACAGATTGCTTTGATGTAATTAAATTGTGGCATAGAAATAAACCTGTAGAAGCGTCCACAGGAAAGAAAAGACCAACTATTGTTAATATGAGTTGGGGATATACTACTGTAATTACAACCTCAAATATAACAGCAATAAACTACCGGGGCACCAGTTATACAGGTGCGCAAATATCTGGTTATATTAAGAAATGGTATTTTGGTTTATATCCATACGGGGTAGCTAATGCCCAATCTACAGATATAACATCCTATATCACATCTATACAGATTGGTTCAGTTGATACAGACATACAAGAATTAATAGATGAGGGTGTACATGTAATTATTGCAGGCGGCAATCATTACACAAAAATAGATGTTACCTCGGGTGCGGATTATAATAATTATATTACTGCTGGCAGTGCATATTATTGGCACAGGGGAAGTAGTCCAATTGATGATCAGGCCTTTAAGGTGGGCTGTATAGATTCAACTGTACGTGCCGCAAACCTAGATCAAAAAGCAGATTTTAGTGCTTCGGGGAATGGTATAGATATGTGGGCGCCTGGATCAAACATAATGAGTTGCTGCAGTAATACAAATGGATATAGTGCAGCAAGTTACAACTTGGATAGTGGTTTTAAACAAGTTGTTTTAAGTGGCACATCTCAAGCAGCACCCCAAGTATGTGGTGTGTTGGCAACATTCTTACAAATGAATCCAGGGGTTACTCCTAACCAATTAAAAATATGGGCAACCAATACAGCATCAGTTTCGGGTGTTATATATAATACCGGTAATGTTAATTTAAGCGATTACCTAAATAATCGGTCATCATTAAGTACAAAAAATAAATTTTTATACAATCCCTTTAATGCATTAGCATCGCAGTCGGGTGGGGCAGTTGGTCTTACAGGACCCTTAACACTAACAAATGGAACTATAACACTGACCTAAAATGATAAATGAATTGACTGAAGACAATTTTATGATGTATGCCATTAAAAATTATGACAATCCTTCTTGCATTGGGATGGACGAATTTTTGGATGATTTGAAAAGATTTAAGTACATTAAACGATTGTTAAGAAAACATAATGTAGGTAAAGAATTGAAAGAACGATTGATATTAAATCATATAATTGTTCTAGGTAATTTATTTGGGGTTGAAGCAACAACAAAGATGTTGTTTTATAAATTAGAAGAAAAATTTTGGCCTCAGGTAAAAACATTTCTTGTGTTTTTAAACTATATGCCATTAAAGATAATAGTGTCTCCTGGAATAGAGATCTTAGATAAAGACATTCCTATAGATGAATCAATACTAGAAGATTTAAAGAGAATTTAAATGGGAAAATTTGTAGACTCAGTCATCGCATTTAGAATACTACATATGTTGGTTGTTCCTTTTGAGAACACCGAGGCTTTTCGTCTTGGCATAATCGATAAAACGGGTAAAGAACTAATGAAGATGCGAGACCTTAATACTGTAGAAGAAAGAGATGCCTACACCCTGCTTCACAGATTAGTTTTCCGATTAAAGAGAATCATAAATAAAGTACCAATAGAAAATAAAAAATTAGTTTCACTTGCCGCGGCATATGCTTTAATTAAAGAAGATCTTGCCAACGGTAAAGAGTCAATTAACCTTGAAGAGAAATTTTTATTAAAGCTTAACGAGGACCTAACAATGGAACTAATGGAAATAAATGCAGCATTAGATAAAAGTAAAATTTTATCTTTTAGACAATTTGTTTCAGAAGAAGGCGAAGGCGCTCCCGCAAACAATGCAGCCGCAACTGCTGGCGTAGCAGGTTTAGATAAAAATCCCCCAGTAAGTAAAAAAGCACAAAGAAAATGGACATCTACTAATAGCATGTTCAAAAGAGGAAAACCTAATGCATGAACAAGAAGAATTACAACGCATAACAGTATTGGAAACAGAAGTTAAAGGGATTACCCGAACTGTGGAAAAGCTTGAAGGCAAGATCGATTCCAATTATTCTACTCTACATCATCGCATAAGTGAAATGCGCGATGACATGATTACCAATATTGAAACCAAACATGATAAGGTTATGGAAAAACTCGATGAGCAAACTAAGGCTAGTACAGACCAGCATAAAGCTATTTCAGATAAAATGGCTGCTATCGAAAAATGGCGCTGGATGGTAATGGGTGGCGCTATTGCTGCAGGCTATGTTTTGGCTCATCTTAAATTGGAAAAGTTGTTCTAAACACTTGACTTCTCCCTAAAATTATATTATAATAAAGACTCTAATGGGAGTCTCGTTTTGTCTTTATTTACTGATCTTAAATATCTCAAACTAATAAGTAACCGGTTGCCTCTGTTCAAACAGAAGAGCGAACGTCTTTACAACTGCAGATGTATTCTTTGCGGAGACTCATCAAAAAAGCAAAGTAAAACACGTGGTTATTTTTATGTTGCTAAAAATGATTTGTATTATAAGTGTCATAATTGTAGTGTGTCCATGCACTTTGGTTCATTCCTAAAACAACTAGATGGTTTTCAGTATAACCAATATATAATGGAACGATATAATGAAGGCTTGCCTATGAACAAGCCGCATCAAAAGATTGAAGACAAATTTAGAATGGAAGAGCCCGTTTTTGAGAAAAAAGAAGAGACATTATTAGATAAGATATTGGATAGGCTTGATACTTTACCCGAAGACAATGAAGCAGTTCAGTTCTGTCTTAAAAGAAAAATTCCAAAGGCAATGTTCAACCGATTGTACTTTATTTCTAATATAAAGCACATCGTGCAACTTTCTGATAAATATAAAGACAAAATAACAACAGAAGAACCTAGGTTAGTTATTCCTTTTTATAATAATATCGGTCAACTCTCAGGAGTAACTTGCAGAGGATTGCGAGGAGAATCTTTAAGATATTTGGTTATTAAAATTAAAGAGGATGATGCCTTAATATTTGGAATGAATGAGGTTGATAAAAACAAACCAATTTATGTAACTGAGGGCCCATTGGATAGTTTGTTCTTACCAAATGCAATCGCAGTAGGTGGTACATCTTTCGGTAAAATGGAATTATTGGATTTGCCAAAAGATAAATTGGTTATGATTATTGATAACCAGCCAAGGAATAAGGATGTTGTCCGAGTGCTTGACAAGGTTATAGAACGGCATTATAATGTGGTTATATGGCCTCAGAACATTGAAGAGAAGGACATAAATGAAATGGTTGAAAATGGTATTGATGCTGCTAAAATTGTGGCAAAAAATATATTTTCAGGTTTGGAAGCTAAAATGAAATTTACAGAATGGAAAAGGTGCTAAATATGAAATCCGCGATTGTTACAGTAGTTACAGATCCAGAAACAGGTGAATTAATTTTACCATTGGATAACGAAATTTTTGATGAGACAGGTTGGGAAATTGGCGACACTTTAGAATGGATAGACCAAAAAGATGGTTCTTGGTTGCTGAGGAAACAAGAAAAAGAATGGGTATTAGTTGAATGTGTTAGTACATTCCGTCAACGCTATATGGTTCAAGTACCAAAGGGTAAAAAAGAATGGGCTATGGACACCGTGGTCATGCATGAAGCGAAGGAATTCAGTCAAGAACACTTAGGCGAACAAATTGTTAATCATCGGGTTGTGTCTGAGGAAGATGCATTAAAAATGTGTGATGAGGACAATGATTATGCAAGAGCATGGAACGATGAGCATAAGATAAATACATTCTTTACCAAAGAGGGTGAACAGAAAATATGAAAGTTTACATAAACAATTACAAGGGTCACTGGCTTTCTCCATACACAATTATGGAAAAAGTTCTTTTCTGGAAGAAGTGGACCGATCCAAAATTTGATTTATACGATGATGGAAATGAACACTATACCAATTGGTTAGTAAAGCCAATGACATTGGTACAAAAGTTTCTTGATATTGTTGATCCTAAAATTAATTATGTAAAAATTGATCGTTGGGATACTTGGTCGATGGATCACACATTGGCATATATTATTTTGCCAATGCTAAAACAACTTAAAAAAGATAAACACGGTGCACCCTTTGTCGATGACGAGGATGTGCCAGACGAATTAACAAGTACATCAGCTCCTCCTAAAGAAAATGAGTATGATACCGATGCTAATCACTTCAAGCGGTGGGACTGGGTGATGGATGAAATGATTTTTGCATTTGAATGTAAGAATGATGACCACGCTGACGATAAATTTCATTCAGGTGAACACGATATTAAGTGGGTGCCGGTGGACAAGGACGGGAATGAAGTGCCAAAAGGCGATCACAAGTTTTTTAAAATGGATAAAGGCCCTAAGGACACTTACACATGTGACTATGAAGGCATGAAAGTGCAGCACGATAGAATGAAAAATGGCTTTAGATTGTTTGGTAAATACTACGAAGGATTGTGGGATTAAATGGATAATAATAAACAAGCATTTGATACTTGGTTATTTGATACCTTTGAATTAAGAGAAATACCAACTGCCGAAGTTAGAGAACTACTATGGCGGGCATGGCAAGCTGCAATAAAATATGAACAAGAGAAGCCAATGAGAACATATAGATGGGATGGTGTTTTGCGTTGAAAGTTAAATTACACTCATACTCCCAACCCGCGGAATACTTTGCAGAAAATATGACAGAACTCGTAGCATTTTGTGCTAGAGTTTCAAATCCATCTAATCAAAGCAATAAAGACACTTCCGAGAAGTTAATTAAATATCTTATTGCCAATAAGCATTGGTCTCCCTTGGAAATGGTTTCTCTTACTCTTGAGATTGAAACAACAAGAGACATTGCAAGACAAATGTTACGGCACAGATCGTTTTCATTTCAGGAATATAGCCAAAGATATGCTGATCCAACAAAAGATTTAAATTTTGTCGTACGTGATGCTCGTAAACAGGATCAGAAAAACAGACAAAATTCTGTAGATATAGATTATACTAATTCAGAGGATAGAGAATTAGATCGTATATGGAAAGAAAAGCAACAGGGTGTAATAAAAACATCTATGGATGCATATAAATGGGCTATAAGTAACGGTATTGCAAAAGAACAAGCAAGGGCGGTATTACCCGAGGGTAATATGGAAAGTCGTCTTTATATGGCTGGGACTTTGCGTAGTTGGATACACTATATTCAGCTCAGATCCGAAAACGGCACACAAAAAGAACATATTGAAGTTGCAAAAGCATGCGCTGAGGCTATTTCTAAGATTTTTCCGCTAACTAAAGATTTGCAATTAGATATATAAGTTATGTGG